GTGATTGTGCCGCCGCCTTGCACTTGTAATCGGTAATTACTGTTGTTAACTTTTAAAATTCTTGACATTTGTTATCCTAATCCGCCGGTATACAGTATTTAGCAGATAATCAAAAAGCTATTATAGAGAAATTTTGCTAGTCTAAGTATCAATAGTTAAATACACACATAATTATTTTAGGAATTTTATGAAACTAATCTTTTGCGTACCCGGAAATACGTTTAGCAAGGCATTTTTGATTAGCTGGACTCAAACATTACAATGGTGTCACGATAACGACATCGAATATGATGTTAGTATTACGTATATTCCAATCATCTACCATGCTCGTAACATGTTAATGGGCGGTACTAGATATACTCCAAGAACTTTTAAACCGTTTGGAGGCAATGTGGACTACGATTGGATTATTTGGATTGATAGCGATCAAGTGTGGAATCCAGAAGATATAGCGCAACTTATTTCAAATCCTGAACATAAAGTTGTTGCAGGCATGGTGTTAATGTATGACAACCACCATTTCAATATTAGTACCCATTGTGACACTTCATTTGATAAACGTAGATGGTTAACCAGAGATGATGTTGCAGTGGGCAGTGAACGATTTACTACTCCAGAATGTGGCATGGGCTTTATGGGTGTACAAAAAGGAGTGTTTGAACAGTTAGAATATCCGTGGTTCTTCCCTATGCCGCATGACGAGGAAGAAGTATTATGGTTTGAAGCAGAGGACGGAAGTTTTTGTAATCGAATAACTGAGCTAGGTATTGATATATGGGTTGATCCAAAATTACAAATTGGCCACGAAAAACCTAGAATCTTAACAGCCAGGGTGCCGTCTGAACATACAAAACCTGCATGAACCCAAAAATGTATTTGATAGTGTTAGAAAATCATTTACCTAGCAAACAGCTAGCCGCTGAATGCTTGCTCAGTGCTAAAAAGTTCAACTGGGATGTAGAAGTATTTTCAGCAATTAATGGAAGTACTATCACAGAACAAACCTGGTTAGACTATGGTTTAAAAAATTCTGGGCACCGGCCCACTGACTTAATGTACAAAGGAGTTCAAGGTTGTTTTTTAAGTCATTGGACATTATGGCATCGTTGTATCGATATTAACGAACCTATTGTTATTCTGGAACAAGATGCTGTAATAGAAGGTTATTATCCAACTATTATAAAAACAGACGGAATTATCAAACTGCACCCAGTATATTACGTAGAGGAAGATACTATTTCCGGTACATGGACATCATCAACTCATGCGTACTACATCAATCCGACAACTGCTAAACAAGTTATCAAGTTTGTAAAAACTCACGGATGGATGGCTGTTGATGTGTTACTTGGTAGTAATGTTACGGACATTTACCATACTAGCCCTACGCTAGTTAATCGACAAAATAAGTTTTCTACTACTATTGAGTTACCAACTCAATAAAAAAGGCTCCAAAGAGCCTTTTTATTTTTATCACTTAATATTAAGCATTATCAATTTGTACCCGGCCAGTTGTTGCACTATCAAATGACCACGGTGCCGAAGCTCCTGTGATAAACGTCCATGTGCCAGCACCTGGGCTTGAAACTGTGGCAGTTTTTTGAGTAAGAGTTGCTCGTTTGCCTGTAAGTTTAGTAACATAATATGTGGAACCAAGTGAATCTGTGGCAACAATTGTTGCTTCGCCGGCTGCGGCTACTGCACTTGATTTTAATTTAACAATACCTGTACGGGTACCGTCTGTCACTTTATAACGACGACCAGAAACTTGTTTAGAAATATCAACTAAAGCAGATGATCCGCCAGTTAAGTATGCTGTCATTAAGATTGTGTTTTCTTCATAAGTAGCTGAACCAACTGCGCCAGTATCAGCAGCAAATGCAGCTGTTACTGTTAATGTACCTTGTGTACCTGTTGACAATGTGACTGCTGGTACAGTTGTGTAACCAGAACCGCCTTCAGTAATTGTAATACCGGTGATTGTACCTGCGGCTGCAACTGCGCCAACAACAGTCAATGTGATATCGTTTGTTGTAGTAACACCGCCAATCAATGCGCCATCAATTTTAATTGTGTCGCCAACTACATAACCAGTGCCTTTAGTGGTTGCTGTGATAGTTGTTAACACTCCACCAGTAGCATAGTTAGTACCTGTTGTGGCTTTTACAATTGTAAATGTTGCACCAGTACCAGTAGTGGTACCACCAGCTTTTTGTACTAGGCCAGTATAGGTACCTGTTACGGCCGCACCGGTACCAGTTGCCGTGAACGTTGATCTGTCGGTACCAGATGTGCTAGCGGCAATTGTTAAAAATGCGCCTGCTGGGCCAACAACCAAGCTACCAATAGCCCGTACACCGTTGGGCAATGCTGGAGCGGCGATACTAATTTGTGTCAAACCAGCTGTGTAGCTTGCTGAATTGTTTGCGGCACCTAGTGCAATACTACCAATTGCTGATCCACCAATTTTGTTATCAGCAGCAGTGCTTGCGGAACCGACGTTACGGTTACCAAAAAATTTCTTATTTAAAGGACGTCCCATTTTGTTTTCTCCTTATCGAAAAACAGCGTTCTAGGCTGTACGCGGTTGGATTTCCGCATAAAATCCACACCATGTGGATCGTACATTGTATTTATGCGTAGGTGATTCTTAAGGCCACTTGGCTGAGATATGCCAAGTCCCTGTGCGGATATATAGGATTACTTTTAAAACTAACCACAACACCAAACGTTGGATCAGCTATATTGGCCGTTGTAAGCCCAGCAGTTCCCCACAAGTCTGTAGTGCCGCCATATATGTGACTGTCTCCTACTGGATCTAATGGGGTTGTAAAATCGCCAGTATACATGTCACTTTGTACAGGGTTTACTGTACTGGCCAAGTTGTCGCCTATTAGTTCTCCATTCAAAGTCAGTTGAATCACCAAGTCTTCTATACGGGCCACACGCTGAATGCCAAGCTGAAGTTCTACACCTAGTATAGTTGGAACATAAGCAACTGTTGAAGGAACTGCTGGTGTATAATTTGTTGTCTGTACTATAGCTGGAAACGGTTTTCCGCCAGTAAGATTTGTCGCAAACAAATTAACATTGCCTGCTGTATCGCCTGGGCTGTATGGAAAACTAAAATATCCAGAACTAATAAGTGAAACAGAAGAATCTGCCCAAACTATTTGAGAGGCAGTCGTTGGAAAATGACGCCACCCTATTGATAATTGTGCATTATAAAAATACAAAGTGGTACCCGCTACAAATCCAGAAAAATCAGTTAACGCATAGTACGAACTGCTAACATTAAAAAGATTTAAGAGTCCATTACGATAAAATCCTTGCACTGCATTATTAGCTATTATCACATAGAAAGTATTAGACAATAAACTTCCGGTTAACGACGAATAGTTGAGTTGAGTAAACCCTACATCTACACTATCTAGCTGACCAGAATCACTCAAATTCCAATTGGATGTTGAGGCATTGGGTGTGAATAGCGTTAGTATTTTGTCCCATCCTAAATTAATTTGAACGGATGGTGAATTTGCAGTTGTTATTCCATTGTATCCAGTTGCGTAGGTATACCTATAACCAACTTGCGGCACATAAGCTGTATAGGTGGTTGGATTAGGAATTCCTAAATTTACACACCACAACTGACTGGTGTTACTTAAAAACTTTTCCATCCATAGACCTGGAATTGTGTACAAGCCAGTCTTGGTAACTGCTTCTACATTTTCTGCAATTATAGTGGGATTAAAATTCCAATCAATACTGGGTATGCCAGTTATTTCATTGGGTATTGAAACTTGTGTTATTAGCGTGGGACTGTAAAACTGAGTAGTTGTCATCATATATTTACCCAAACAAAAAGGACCCGAAGGTCCTTTTGTTTTTTCATTACAAACTTTAGGTTTGAATTAGCTGAACTTAACGTTAGCTGCTGTAATAGCAACACGACCTAGATAGTCTGCTGCGTTACCTAAAGAACTTGCTGTGTTTGACAACTCAACATAACCATAACGTGTCATGAATGATACGACTGGCTCAAATGTTGATGGATCAAGAACAACACCACTGCTCATCAATGGAATGTATGGGCAATAGAATGCAGGTGCATCGCTTTCGCTAGAACCTTTGTAACCGATAAGAATATCGGAGTTGTCAGCGGCATAGCTGTTTACATACACTTTCATTGCACTGTTCAATGTACCAACAAACTTAGTGTTTGTAGGAGCTTCGAAAGTACCTTCTGTTGTGCGAGCAAAAGCTGAAGTTGTAGCTGATTGCAAAATTGTCAATGCAAATGGGCTAACAACAGCGTAGTTACCAGCACCACGACGTGTACGCTGAGCGATCAAGTTGCTTACGCGATTGATCTGAACAGCAAGAGCGGCATGCTCGTCACCAACGAATGTAGCAGTACCGCTTACAGCAGCCTGGTCATAAGTTTGTGCAGCTGAACCAGCTAATGACAATAGAGATGCAATGATCTCTTGGTCGATTTCAGCTGTAATTTCTTGTGCTAAAGCGGCCATAACTTCTGCTTCAACGTCAATACCTTGTTGGGCTTGTGCGTCTTGTGCAGCTTCAAACGTCCAGCGAGCTGACAATTTACGTGTCTTAGCTTCAACTGTTTGTTTCAAGATTTGGATGCTCATTCTGTTACCAGCACGACCTTCTAGGGTAGCTGTTGAAGCTGCTCTAGCTGTGTTTGACTCGTTTCCAGAATATGCTTCCGCAATCTTGAATGGGCTCAATGCCTCTTCTCCAGCTGTTACACCAGCACCGCTTGAGCTATCTGCATAGCGAACACGCAATGTGTGGATTTGACCAACTGGACCAGTCATTGGTTGTACACCTACTAACTCGTTAGCAATAACGGTAGGCATAACGCGGCGGATTACTGGAAGAATCACGCGATTTAGTGTTGCAACGTTACCAGCAGAAGTGGCACCAGCTGTTGGGGATTCCATCAAATACTTGCGAGTATTTTCTAGAGTTACACCCATTACTGATTTTTTTGTGCCTTGTAAGCCTTCTAATAGGGCTTCCTTAGTTTCTGCCCAACGTCCATTAAGTAGTTCTGACATTTAAATTCTCCTTAAATTTTAAGTCCAGCTAGTTTACGAATTTCGATGATGTTCGAATCGCTTTCGCTGCTACGTGGGTTGTTGGAAATTACTTTATTTCCGGTTATTTCTTTAGCCTCTACTAGTGCCTGTTTCTTCTGCGGAGCCTTACCATTCAATACTGAAGGCAAGTACTTTTCAAAACTTTCGTTTAGACGTTCTGTTTTCACAGTCTCCATCAATTCGCCCATGATAGACTTTTGTTCACCGTTAAGTGGAGCAAGTAGTTCACTCATGATTGCTTTTCTTTCTTGACTCTCTTTGAGAGTACGAATTTCTGCTTGTTTACTTTCTAGAATTTTTTCAGCTTTGACAACAGCTTGTGCAGCTTCTTGCATCGCTTGATCTTTCAAGTCTATGACTTTGAGTAATTTTGCAGTTTCCGATTTTTCATTTAGATAACTAGTCGAGTATTCAGCGGCAAAAGCCTCAAACATCTTACGACCAAAATCTGCACGACGAGCAGCTTCGATGTCTTCTTTCAGTGCGTGGATTTCAGAATGTAAATTCTGACTCACTACTGATTCAACCATCTTGGCAGCACGAGTTACAAACTCTTGTTTTACCTTCTTGATTTCTTGACGACCTTCGCGAACTAAACGTACTTTAGTTTCTGCTAGGTCTTGTTTGTCTTTATAAAATTCTGTAATTTCTTGAGCTAGAGCCTCAACTACGAATTGTTCCAACTTACCAAACTTGCCTGCCATTACAACTTGATCTTCATGCAATTCTTTAACTTCTTTAGCTAACTGACGAGTAACAAATTCCTTCATTACGCCTGACACAGCTCTTTTCTGTTTTGCTAACTGGACTTTCATCTCAGCTAACTGATTGCGATCATCGGCAAACTCAACAATTTCAGCAGATAATTGCTCAGAGATCATGCGATCTACTGCTTCAATCATTGTGTTCTTGTCATGTTCGTACTTTTGTGCAAATTCTTCGCGCAGTTGTTCAGCTACTTGTGTACGAGCTTCGGTAATACGACTCTCGAAAGCAGCTTCAATTGACTCTTTGATCTCTTCAGAAATCACATTGTTTTCAAATAACGATTTTAGCGCATCCAACATATGATTCTCCTTGTTATTGGAGTTTGCTTATTATTGCTAATAAGCTCTCTTTGAGATATTTCTGTGCTTTAGGATCACCTTTGACCTCTTGCGCTATGCGTAAGGCATTTAATCCGCCTCGATTATTCATCAAGTGTTCATAAATTGGTGTAGGGTATGCTCCTGGAGCACTAGGTTGAGCTACCATATCTACTGTGATAATCTCAAAATCTGATACTTCACCGGATCCGTCATCTTTGACGTTTCCGGATCCGCGACTTGAAACACCTAACTTCACTCCGCTTTCCAGCATTGTTTTAATTAGTTGTCCCATTGGTGTTGGAAGTATTTTCAACTTCCCGTAACCATTAGGACCGTCCATCCACATATTTGTTATCATGTGACTTACACGATCCAGGTTAATTTTTAGATCATCTGGATGATCCACTTCCCCGAGTACTGAATAGCCGTTTTGAATCTGATCGTTAAGGGTTTTGACAGCCTTGCCAATCTCATTTACAGGGTAAACACGCTGGTTAGCGTTGCGTATACCGCCCTGGATGCAAATCCCGGACATGTATAAGTTTTTCCCATCTTTGTCATCAGACTCAACAACCATTTTTGCTTCGTTGAAACTGAGATTCTCTCGGAGGTATAAAGACATATTTTAGTATAGTCTCTTTTTATTTCTTTAAAGGACGTAAAGTGCTTTGCTTGTTGTCAGCAGTTTCACTTTTACCTTTGCTTTCTGCACCGTGTCCAGGCTCTTTCTTCTTAAACGCTGACTTACCTGCGCTTGCACCTGGTTTATTGATGTTTCCACCGTCTTGCAATGTTGTAGTTGGCTTTAATAGTCCACCTTGTGTTCCACCGCTTGTTGTGCTGAATGACTTAGCAATATTAGCAGAAGTTCCGCCCATATCGTTCTTACCAGCTACGATAGATTTAGCATTAGCACCGTTGTCTCCATGCTTTGGAGGACTAACTTTGTTAACGTATTCCATCATTTGCTCTAATTCGTCTTCATCGCCCATGTCACCCATACCACCCATGTCATCACCGCCCATATCGTGGATACCAGGATGATCAGCTTCTTCAGCATCTTCACCGGCTAGTAGTTGTTCAAATTCTGCTTTTAGATCTTCTAAAGCATCTTCTAGGTCCATGACACGGTCTTCCATGTCACCGCCTTCTTCTTCTT